CTGGCCGAACTCGACCAGCGGCAGCCCTTCGTCCTGGAGGGTGCGCACGATCTCGCCGGCGAAGGTCCGGTCGTAAGCAATCTCGGTAATAGAGAAACGCGATGCTAAATCTAAAATCTCCGCCGCGATGAATTTGAAATCCGTCGTGTTGCCCTCGGTCGCTCTCAGCAGACCTTGGTCGCGCCAGAGCGTGTAGGGTGCGCGATCCCGTCGCGACCGCCGGAGGATATCTTCTTCTGGACACCAATGGCGCCAGATGATTTTGACGGCCTCGCCCTCGTCCCGCGGCGGAAAGACCAGCGCCAGCGAGGACAGGTCGTTGACGCGCGCCAGGTCGAGCCCCGCATAGCAGCTGCGCCCGATAAGTTTTTCCTCATCGATCGGGGCGGCTCCCTCGGCCCAGACGTCCATGTCGATCCAGCGGGTGACCTGTGCGGTCCATTCGTTGAGACGCAGCCGTCTTATCGCGTTCTGCTGCGCCGGCATCTCGCGCGCCTCGTCGATCTGGCGCTTCAGATCCTCCGCCTTGACGGTGATGCCGAGACTGGGATTGGCCTTGATCCAGACCGCCGGATCCGTCCAGTTATCACCCTCGTCGATGGTCGCGATATAGGCGAACCAGCTGTCGGAGGCATCAGGCGGGATGGTGCCTTCGAGAGTTTTGCGCGAAAACTCATGGTGCTGCCGGCAGACGGAATGCCGATCGTGGCCGGCGGTGGTGATCTCGAAGATCAGTGGCTGGCGGCGGGCGCCGGTCGCGGTGTTGAGCTTCTGGATGATGTCCGGGCTTGGATGCTCATGCACCTCGTCGACGGCGGCGAAATGGACGTTGAGCCCATCCATTTTTGACGCATCGGCCGAGAGCGGCCGGAACCAGGAGGAAGTGGCCAGCACGGCAAGATTGTTGACCGTGCGCGTCACGCGCGTCCGCAGGGGCGGGCTCGCCTCCACCATGCGCTCGGCCTCGCCGAACACGATGCGGGCCTGATCGCGGGTTGTGGCGGCGGCATAGACCTGCGAGCCCGGCTCGCCGTCGGCGATGAGCGCATAGAGAGCGGCCCCGGCCAGCATCGCCGATTTGCCATTCTTGCGCGCCACTTCGACATAAGCGGTGCGGAAGCGGCGCAGGCCGTCGGCGCGTTTCCAGCCGAACAGCGAGCCGATGACGAAGCCCTGCCAGGGTTGCAGGACGAAGGGTTGATGCGCCCATTCGCCGGTCGAATGGCGCAGATGGCCGAAGAAATCGATGGCGTGGCGCGCGGCGGCGGAGTCCCAGACGAGCCCCCTCTGCTTCCCCGAACTCAGATCGTCGAAATGACGCTGGCAGGAAAGCCGCACCAGACGCCCGGCGATGACCTGTCCGGTGACGGCGGCGCGGGCATAGGCTTCGACCGGACATGGCGTGGGTTTGAGCTTACGCGTTCTTTCCATGGTTGAGATAATCCTCAAAAGGGTCGGTCTGATCGGCCGGTTCGGCCATGCGGATGCGCGAGCGGGAGGACGGCGTCAGCCCGAACTCGCTTTCGGTCTGGGCCAGCTGGGCGAGGCATTTGTTGGCGACGGCCAGAAACGGGTTCTGAATGATGTTGCCGCCCTCGGTCTTGACGACGGGGCCGCGCCGCTTGATCTCGGCTTCCGCGTCGGCCCAACGGCACCACACCACGGCGTAACGGGCCAAAGCCCCGGCATCGAGCTCGGTCATCACCCCGGCTTTTGCCAGCATCCTGGCCATATCGGCGAACTTGGTCCGCGCCCGCTCATCGAGATGTTCCGGAGGTTCCGGCACGGCAACAGATGGCTTTGGCTCGGCCTTATTGAGCCGGTGCGGACGGGCGGTGCCCTTGACCAGCTTCAGATGGGTGGGCAGCGGCTTGCGGCCCGCCATGACAAATCTCCCTGCCCGCCCGCTTCCCCGCGGTGCGGCGATAAATCTAATGGAATCATCGGATGAATCGCTTGGCTCCGGCCGTGAACAGCGCCTTTACGAGGCCATCGAATGGGAGACAAGCGATGACGAGGACAATCCTTTCCACAGGCAACGAAACCTGGGGGTTCTGGGGCACCTGCCGGCACAATGGCTACGACCAGGAGATGGCCTGGGAGGCGGCGAGCGATGTGCTGGCCACGGCTTTCGATCTCACCCCCGAGCAAGTGCGCGATCTCCTGGACGCCCGTTTCGGGCGGCATTTTGCCGACGACTTAAGCTTCATTCCGGGCGGACCGGTGAATGGGCAAGCGATCGAGAGCCATGTCATGGCGCGCCTTGCCGGTCCCCGCTGGCGCGGCTGGGTCGAGAAGGCGGTCCGGGAGGTGCGCAGAGCCTGACCGCCCGCGCCTCTTTGCAATTAGCCCCGTGTCGCGCCGCGTGACCGGGGCTTGGGGCAGTAGAAGGCTTGCGATGGCCGCGAGCCTCTCAAGCAGAGGAACTGCCCCGATGATCAAACTTTCCGATACGCAACTCGTCGTTCTCTCCGCCGCCTGCCAGCGGCCGGATCGATTGGTCTATCCGCTCGCCGCCAAGCTTTCCGGCGCCGCCGCCGCAAAAGTTCTCGGCAGCCTCATCAACAAGAACCTTATCAAAGAAGCGCAAGCCAAGCGCGAGGATACCGTCTGGCGCGAGGACAAGAAGCGCGGCCGCCTGACGCTGCGGGCAACCCCTGCCGCCTTCAAGGCGCTCGGCATCGAAGAAGCCCCCGCCGGAGGCGAAGCCGGGGCTGCTTCCTTGGCCCAAGGCGAACCCGAATCGGGTGGCTCCCGCAAGGCCGGCGGGTCCAAGCCAAAATCCCGCGGCACACGCGCGGAGAGCAAGCAGGCCAAGCTCATCGAGATGCTCAAGCGTCCCGAGGGTGCGAGCATCGACAAGATCGCCGCTAGCTTCGGCTGGCAGGCCCATACCGTGCGCGGCGCCATCACCGGCGCGCTCAAGAAGAAACTCGGCCTCGACGTGATCTCCGAAAAGATCGAGGGGCGCGGCCGGATCTACCGATTATGTTGATCTCAACATAATACCGGATCACCGAGTGAAGTTCGATACCGGGTGCGCCGTCAATCCAGACGTTGCACCTGGGGATCGCCTCAAACGCATGCCGCGTGGCTGCCTCACGCTGGCAGCGAAGCCGCCAGTTCATCGAAATTCCGGCCATCGGCTTCCAGCACGGCGCCCTTGCCGGTAAAAGCTTGCCAGCGCCGGACGATGACATCGCAATAGGCCGGGTCGAGTTCCATGGCGAGGCAGCTCCGGCCGGTTGTCTCCGCCGCGATCAGCGTGGTGCCGCTGCCGCAGAACGGCTCATAAACCGGATCGCCGCGCTCGCTGTTGTTGACGATGGGGCGGCGCATCGCCTCGACCGGCTTTTGGGTGCCGTGGATGGTGGCGGTGTCTTCCGCTCCGGCCGGAGCGATCGGCCACAGGGTCGATTGATCCCGCGCTCCTTGCCAGTGACTCTTGGTGCCCTTGCGGACCGCATACCAGCAAGGTTCGTGTTGCCAATGGTAATCGCCGCGTCCCAGGGCAAAGCGGCTCTTCGACCAGACGATTTGCGCCCGGATGTCGAAGCCGCAGACGATCAGGCTTTCGGCCGCCGTGGTGGCGTGGACGGCGGCATGCCAGACATAAGCGACATCGCCGGGAAACAGCGCCCAGGCCTCGCGCCAGTCGGCGCGGTCGTCATTGGCAACCTTGCCGGTGCGTTTCGTTGTCGACACCCCGGAGTCATTGCGCCAGGCAGGATCGTAGCCGACTCCATAAGGCGGATCGCTGACCAACAGATGCGGCTTGGTTCCGGCCAGCAGGCGCTCGATATCGGTGGCGGCCGTGGCGTCGCCGCAGAGCAGGCGATGCGGCCCAAGGACCCAGAGATCGCCGGGGCGGGTCAGCGGCTTCGCTGGCGGCGCCGGTATGGCATCCTCATCGGTCAGCCCGGCCGCCGGGCCATCCTCCAGCAAGCCCTTGAGTTCACCGGCATCGAAGCCGGTCAGCGCCAGATCGTAGCCGAGACTCTGCAGATCCTGAAGTTCGAGGGCCAGCAGGTCTTCGTCCCACTCCGCCCAGGCCGCCGAGCGGTTCGCCAGCAGGCGGAAGGCCTTGATCTGCGCTTCGGAGAGATCATCAGCCAGTGCCACCGGCACATCGGCGAGCCCCAACCGCTGCGCTGCCTTGAGGCGCAGATGGCCGTCGATGACGGTGCCGTCCGAGCGCGCCACCACCGGGATGCGGAAGCCGAACTCGCGGATGGCCGCGCACATGCGGTCGACGGCCGCGCCGTTCTTGCGCGGGTTACGGGCATAGGGAATGAGCCGCGCCACAGGCCAGGGTTCGACCGTCAGCATCCTGTCAAATCCTTCTTCTCGCGGCGCCGTTCGGCGGCGATCTCGTCATAGGTCCGGCCGTCGCCGTCGAGGAAGACGGGCGTGTCCGGGAACGCTTTCGCGAAACGGCGCAGGGCCACGTCGACATATTCGGGCGCGATGTCGATCGCCCGGCAACGCCGGCCGCGGCGTTCGGCGGCGATCATGGTGGTGCCAGACCCTGAGAAGGGTTCGAAACAGACGTCCCCTTCACCGGTGAACGCGGCAATGATGTGCTCGGCGAACGCGACCGGGAAGACCGCCGGGTGTTCGACCTCGATCCCTCTCGCCTTGTGGCGGCCGATGCGGATGACGCTGTCGGCGATGCGGAACTCCTGGGTCGGCTGCCCGGCATGCGTCCAGGCGCCGACCGAACCGTCGGCCCTGCGCATGGCCGTGGAATGGCCATCGGCACGCAGATGGGTGTCTTGGCCGGCGAATTTGCAGGGCACGGTCTTGTTCGGTTTGCGTCCGATCCGGTTGAAGTGAAACACCAGTTCGAAAGACGGCGCGAACCGTCCGCCCCAGTCTCCCGGCAAGCCAGGCCCCTGGTCCCAGCAGTAGAGACCGAAGCGGCGCCAGCCCTGTTCGCGCATCCAGGCGATCCAGCCGGCCCAATAGGGCTGCCACTCGCCGTCGCGGTGGATCAGCCCGAGATTGACCAGAATCTGTCCGCCGCCGGCCATCGGCAGCGCGGTGAACACGCCGCGCATCAGGCTCTGCCAATCCCCAATGCCGCCGGTGGTATAATCGCGCTGATTGCCGTAGGGCGGGCTGGTGAAGCACAGCCCCGCCGCCTCGCTGGCCATGACCCGGGCCACATCGGCCGAATTGGCGCTGTCGCCGCAGAGCAGCCGATGCTCGCCCAGCACCCAAAGATCGCCACATTGCACAATGGGATCGGCGACCGGATCCGGAATCTCGCCGGTGCTCCCGTCTTCCCGCGCCTCGCTTTCGTCGACGGGTTGGAGCAGACCGGCGATCTCGCCGCCGCTAAACCCGGTCAAGCCGAGATCGAAGCCGGCCTCCTGCAGGTCGCCGATTTCCAGCGCCAGCAGGTCGCGATCCCACCCGGCATTGAGGGCGATGCGGTTATCGGCCAGCGTCAGCGCCTGGCGCTGGGTCTTGGTCAGGCCGGTGAGCACGATGGCCGGCACTGCGGTCAGCCCGAGCTTGCGCGCTGCCAGGATGCGGCCGTGGCCGGCGATCAGCGTGCCGTCCTCGCCCATCAGCACCGGATTGGTGAACCCGAACTCGCGGATCGATCCGGCGATCTCGGCAACCTGATTCTCCGAATGGGTGCGGGCGTTGCGGGCATAGGCAAAGAGACCGTCGACCGGCCGGTATTCGACCACCAGATCACGCCGGTCCCCACCATCTGGCATTGCCCACCCCCCCTTCTTCATTTTGGCCACGCGTACGGAAAACCCAAAACCGATCGCGGCATCGAAAAGCTCTGGGTTTTCAAACCGCCATCCCCCTTCGGCGATGGAGGGTATTATGACAGCCGCGATGGACAGCACGGAGATTGGCCGGATGGTCGGCACCGCCGTCGCGCTTGGCCACCAGATGGTGGGCGGTGTCGGCACCGGGCCGGCCGCAGATGTAGCAGATGCCGTGATCCCGCCCGATCACCGACGCCGCAAGGGTGCGCCAAGCCTGCGTGCCATAGGCGCGGTCGATGCCATCCCGTCGCACCCGCTTGGCTGGTGTCCAGCCTGGGGGACGATGAGTCGGCGGCTTCCAGGGCATGCGTGGTAACCGATAACTCGGATTTTGCGGCTGTCTGTGGCGAAATACCGGGGCATCGCCCCGCATACCATTTCCGCCAGGGGTGACCCGCGACTCGGCTCGGGCGATCGTCACGCGCGCCTCTCGCGAGCATAGCGGAAAACTACGCGTTCGGGCCCGTTTTCGTCCAGCAGAAAATTCCAGGAGCGATGCTTTTGTGTGAGACATTTTTCGCTTCTCTTCTCAAAGGGCGCATCCATTACGAAGCGAGCGCGCTGGATCAAGAAGCGACGCGACCATTTCCGCGGCAGCGGCCTTTCGCTGAGCCGCCACACGATGACGCAGAGCGCATATTCGAAGCGGCGATTGGCGGTGGCGCGGGCAATGGCGAATCGCCCGCAAATCTCTCGCCAGCGTGCGCGCTCAGCGCGCATCCAAACGAGCTTGACGTCATCTGGCTCAAGCCAGCGCAGCCACGAGAGCGCCTCCTCCATGCGCGTAATGGCATCGGGCGACGGCGGTGGACGACGAAGCGGCACCGCCGCCTCGCCGACGCGATCCTGGAACTCGCGCAGGATCGTCGGCCAGCCGTTGGAATAGCCCTGCACGCGAGTTTCGGGCATGCGCCTCATCGTCTCGGCGGCTTCGATCAAGCGCTCTTCGACGAGAGCAGGCGTCCATTGCACATCAGCCATGGCGCACTCCTTTCGATCCGTAAAGCTTCTCGCCGAGCTGTTTTATGAGCTCGCGTTCGGGCCAGGTAAGACGCGGGTCATTGGCGTTGACGACGAGCATGTTCTGATCGCGCCAGCCGTACCGCTTGATCGCCTCGGCATCCATGGGCGTTGGGCGTCTCCGGCCGAGCGGCGATTGCAGCGGGCGGGGTCCAAAGCTCCGCGCCGTCATCGTGCAACCTCCAGGAGCACGGCCGCATAGCCCGCGATATCGAGGGTCGAGTCCTTGTGTTTGGGATTATGCGCGAGCCGCGCGAGCTTGAGATCGATCATGCAGAGCGCCACTTGCTGCGGCGTCACCTTACACCCGAGCGTGATCGACCAGCGTTGGGCGATGACATTCATCACGGCGCACGGATCGCCGTAGGTCTTGCGCCGGTGAGCCACAATGCTTGCGGCCTGCCGCAGCATTTCTTCGCCCCTCATCGAGCGCCTCCCGCGGTCTCCAGGGCCCAAAGAAGGATCGCGATGGCGTCGGCATCGTTGTCGTCGGTGGGATTGAAGCCGCGGGCGCGGACGGCGGCGATCACTGCGGCCTTGTCGGCGTTGCCCTTGCCGGCGATGTGGCGCTTGATCGTTCCGACCGGCACGCCCTGATAGGCGATGCTCTTTGTCTCGCACC